GCTAAAAGAGATTCCCCGCAATGGGGAGAGGCTTGCGACAGGCCAGACTGTCGCGCAATGGAGAAGTAATATGTCAGCATTTGGTGGATTTTTTGATGGTGTTGGCACTGGCGGCGCTGACTTTTTGCCTATCGTTAAATTTGATTCGCGCAGCGGGCGTATTTCGCGCCGCGACAGAGCTAACGGGGAGACGACTGAAGTTGATATCACAAAGACCTTTAAGGCGATCATCGATTTCCCTAACGTCGAAGTCGGATTTATTAACTTTGCTACCGGGGGCGCTCCAGACTTTCGTATGGTTCGTCTCTCCGACGGTGTGTCTATTGATAATCCTGGCGACGGTTACAAGCGCGGGGTCCGTTTCGTTGTCAAGCTATCAAAAGAGTGTGGTGGTGACGTCCGTGAATTTGCCAGCAACGCAGCTGCATTTCTTGACGGCGCTAAAAAATTAGCCGACGCATATAATGAAGGTGTAAAGTCAAACCCAGACAAATTGCCAGTAGTTGTATTAAAGGACGCCGTGGCTAAGACATCGGGAGAGGGAGCCCGTAAGTCGACGAATTATGTTCCTGTATGGGAGATCACTGGGTGGGTGCCGCGTCCCTCTGATCTGACATATAGGCCTCGTAATTCGTCGACGTCTTCTTCTGAAGTAACAGCGGCTGCTACGCCGCCCTCAACTGGCTCAACAAAGGTATCTGCGCCAACTGAAGACTGGGCAGATTTTGGATAATAACAGTTAGGTGGAATGACCCGCCTAATGAGAGATGCGGGGTAACTTGCAAAGCCGCTCCGCATCTCAACATACACAAGGATGGACAATGAGGTTTCTAATTACACTGAATATGCCTAGCGCCAGCGGTAATTTGGTTCATCAATTGAATGCCGAATATCCGGTAAACAGCTTGGAGGAATTTGTTGAGGCGCTTACGACGAATGATTTTGTTGTTATTCAGGAGTTTTACAGAGACCAAACTACGAAAGAGGACTACAGTCGCGGCCATGTGGCCATTAATCATCGATATGTAGGCAAGATTAAAGTTCTTAACGCAAACCCAGAGAGATTGACATGAAATATGATATAGCATTGAAGACAGCAATTGGACTGCTAAGAGACCGTGGCGAACGGTATGGCGAGCCCGACGCATGTTTTACGCGCATTGCTAATTTGGCGTCTGTATTTTTTAATCGCACAGTCTCGGAATATGAAGTCGCAATGATGATGCACTTCGTAAAGCTTGGACGCGCAATGGAGACGCAAGACTACGTCGATAATTACATTGATGGGATTAATTACTTGGCGTTTGCCACACAATTTTCTGGCGCGTCAAAGACAGACCCAGTAACGACTCCTGATGAAGTCGGTATTCGTGGCGCATCTATGCCATCTACTGTGTCTCACTTTGCGCCAAAGCGCAGCCCAAAAGCGATCAGCGAGGACGCCTTGCGCCAGGCAATGGATGCCGTGTCTGCTGAACTGGACGTGGTAGAGAACTAATATTGGGGGATTAATTTCCCCCTTATTTTATTGAGGCGCAACAATGAAACGAATTAAAGTTATTGATATTATACGCCAAGAGTCAGAACGAACTGGCATATCAATTGAGGACATTCTAAGCCATAAGCGAACAGCTGAACTGTGTCATCTTCGCCACTATTGCATGTGGCGCGCTAAGATCGAAACCGGCCTGTCTTATCCTCAAATTGGCAGAGCCTTTGGCAATAAGGATCACACCAGCATTCTGCACGGGGTAAAGAAAATTGAGGCAATGCCGCTCGAAGAACGCCGGTGGGACCCCCCTAAAAGAAAGTCGTCTGACGCCGATTCCATAGAAGTTAAATCTTTCATTATTGACGCGCCTAAAGTAAAATTCCCTATTCAGCCAATATACAAGGTCGCATAATGGACGAAAAATTTTATAGGTATGTGCCATACGCCAAAGAGAAGGCCTATGAGGCGATTGGGTGGGAGTTTGAGTCTCCACTGCCATTGCCGCACGCCTGTTACGCCAGCCTATATGTGTGGCGTGGTGAGGGGCCGCCTATAGATCCAGTTTTTGAAATTAGCGTCTATCCAGCGAAAAAGGAAAAGGCTGATGAGTAATATTTTTATACCAGCTTACTGGCCGCTATTTACAACACATGAATTACGGCGCTTTGACTATGTTGCAAAGGGCGTCCCTAACTTTACTTCTGTGTTTAGTTACGACACGGGCAGCGCGTCTATGCTTTATAATAATTATGATTCAAATAATATTTGGCTTAATCGATGGTATTACCAATATAGGACAGGTTTTGGGATAGCTGAGTGGCGATACGACTACCCAAATAATAAAAAAGTAGTGATGAACCATCCAATTGGATGGGGTGAATTTACTTACGTTGGCGGCAAATATGAGAATAAGCCACAGTTTGACTTTATAAAGTGTTGGCCGGCGGCCACTGGTTCTGGTGAGCAAATTGTTTCATTTGAAGATCATTTGCCAGTAATGACAGTTAATGGCGTGGCGTATAATGACGTTATCCAGTTTTCATATTTACAGTCTTGGGGGGGCAAGCCAGCCACTGGCGCCCGATACTGGATGGCTTTGGGGATAGGCCCTATTGCTACGCAATTCCTAACACAAAGCGCGACTGAACCAACTGTAATAACCGAATCTCCCATATGGTATGCAACTGTCACGCGAGTAAACGCATGAAAGATATCCTTCAATTCTTTGGCGTGTTGTTCCTAGTCATACAATTTTGGACTTTTGTTGGATGGTTTTTTAGGAAAAAACACGAGCGACCATTTCGTCATTGGATGGATGACTCAGATGACTTATGACAGCGACATTGACGCCTATAACAATGGATATAATGACGCCATAAAAGAAGCCATTAAAATTATATGCGACTTCGATCCCTATGACCCATACATTGTTGGTAAAATGAAAATCGAAGAAAGAAAAAAGACGCTGATTTTATTGATTAAGGATTTAGAAAAATGACAAAAGAAGATAAGCAAAAAGACGATGGCAAGGTTCCATATTCTGAAGAGGAGAGGAAAGACCCTATTGCTGGATTGGAGAAAGAAATTAAGCGCCTGGGCAAAAAGATTAAGAAATTGAAAAGATCAGTTATAGGGGCAAAGAAGTGAGACTTTTAGATAAAGAAAAAATGTATGTATTAGGCCCGCTATAATTAAGCCCTGGTCAGTTTGCGGTAGGGGAAAGGTCATATGCCGCAATAAGGGGTAACATGCCGTATTATAATGACATGCGGCAGAAGTTTTATCTTAATGGGCAAAAGGAATTTGGAGATGCAATTGGCGAACTAGAAACACGCGCTATAACGGCTGAAGAAGCTTTGGAAAGAATGACCAATGCTCATAAGTCTGTGAAGTTAAAAATAGAAAATTTGACCGAAGAATTTGATGCGCTGAAAAAAGAACATGCCAGCGCGTTGAAAAAACTATCTAAAAACACGAAAAAGCCAAAAGAGAAAATCGTAAAGTAAATTATATTGTAATTGATGAGGTATTGATATGACTGATAAGCCAATATACTACTACCTTGTTGACGTAATAAAACATCTTCAAAGATATGGCCACGACGCTGAGGCAAAAGTCTGCGTTAAGGCGCTGTATGATTTGGAGAGAAAAGATAAAATCATATCAGAGCTCCGAAAAGAAGTTGACGTTTGGAGGAACGAGGCATTTAAAAATTTCAATTGCGCTCAAGAAGCATAAAAACAATGCCTGACTTCTCCATGTGCACCAACCCAGACTGCCCTATGTCGTCAACGTGCCGGCGGCATGAAAATAGCGGCACAAAGCCTTCCGAGCATCAGTCCTATTTAGACTTCCATTGGTTCTTTGATGAAACAATAGGCAAAGAAAACTGCATACATTATTTTGATAGGCCAGCATATGCTATTGAAAAACTGCAAAAGAAACTTGCAAAACTAGAGGTTAATCTTCTTTACATGGAAACAGCAGCCAAGAATGATGCTCATAAAATTGAGCAATTAGAACATCAACTAAAATTCGAGTGCGATACCTATCTCTGGGAACGTAAACTAATGTCAAGACGTATTGCGCTCTTACAATATTGGATGGAGAGATTGTTTAAATTTTGCAGTTTGCCGGAAGCAAAACGCAATCATCTGACAATGACGACAGAGATACCCGACTATTTGATTAGAGAGGGCGAGGATATTCTGCAACATCTTGAGGAAAGATCAGATTTGGAGAATGGGGAATGAATGACTATTCAGACCTTGTGAAACGATTGCGGGAACATGCCGAAAATATGTATGTAGATTTTCTCAATGAAGCCGCCGACGCTATTGAGGCGAAGGACGGGGAAATAGATTTTTGGAAAAACAGAACTCGTGAAGCACTTCAAATGGTAAGGGAAAATATTGAACGAATTGCTGAACTTGAAGCGGCGCTGAAACCGTTTGCTGATG